AAGTAGACTTTATAATACTAATATAGGAGGTAAAGATGGATAGTTTTAAAGAAGTAATGATTGAAATGTGCAGACTACAATCAGAAGTGGCCCAAGCAAATGCTAGGCTGGAAAAAAGAGGCATTGTACCTACCAATAACAGACCTAGAATTAGGAACTATGGTGAGTATGATGAAGAACTGGCAATACATAACAAATATGAGAGGTTAAATCATGAGTAAAATGGGAAACTATGTAGTATGGTGTGAGGAAATGGGTTACACCAATGAGTATGGTGAGGTTGATAGCATGGAACATGTAGATGAATATAAAAAATGTCAAGAACTCACTAAAGCGGAAGCCTTTAATGCAATAGTTGAAGGCATGAAAATTCTAAAATGGGATGAGAAGGAGGAATGATATGACATACTATAAATATCCAGTAATAGAAGAAGCTGACGATAGTCTAGTGGACTTGGCAAACAACATGGGTGTCGAGGACTTATGTAAACTTATTAATATATTCAGAGATAGAATATGTGTCTTTGATGTAAAGAATAAGATAGTCCATGAACTTTCCGACACGACTGAGTTTTTTCCTGCTGTTTTAAATGGTGCAGGAATACAACTATCAGTCAATGATGGTGAAGAAAAAGAGGAGGTAAAGGAAAAATGAGTATGACTTATCAAGATTATTTTATACCTGATGTAGTGAGCAACTGTTGTTCCGCTCCTATCCTTATTACTGACATGTGTTCCGAATGTTATGAACATTGTGAGCCAATAGAGCAGGCAATGTACCCTATGGGTATTCGACCAATTCCAAAATTTGAGGAGGATGATGATGAGATGTCGAGCATGTAACAAACAACTTAATGACAATGAGTCAGTCTATAAAGACAATGAAACTGGTGAGTATTTAGATATGTGTAATGGCTGTCGTAGAGCTGGTTACTTTAGTTTCAATTCCCTTGACTCAGATGAAGATAAAAAATATATACAATCTTTACTTAATGAATACACAAATGAGTAAAAATGTGTTATAATATTATTATAGATATATATAAATTATTAAGGGAAAATAAAAGGATAATAAAAGGTATATCTAAATGATACTAATGGCCATTATGATGTCATGGCTAATAGTAAATTCAACAGACATCAGAGGATATAAATATGGCAGTAGCAACAGGTGAAGCCTTATACCCAGCTCTATTTGAGCCAAAGGTAGACAAATATACACCAGCACCGGGAAATTATTCCATTGACTTAAAGGTAGATGATGAGGAAAGGGATAGATTAATAGCATCCGGTATCAAGCCAAAGCAAAAAGACGCTAATGTGTTTGTTTTTAAACGTAAGACATTAACAGCTAAAGGTAATCAGTTACCAGCTCCAACAGTTGTTGATGAAAACAAACATGGTTGGGATAGTACAGTTATGATTGGCAATGGTTCTCAAGTAAAGGTAGCTTACTCTACTTATGAGCACCAAGCTACGGAACAGTATGGTCTTGGCAAATCTTTGGACGCAGTACAGGTCCTTAATTTGGTGGCATATTCCGGTGGCGGCAACGCTCTTGATGAGTTTGAAGCTGTAACTAAAGAGGATGTTCCGTTTTAATAAACGCATAACAGTGTTATGCAAAAGGTTTCAGGTGGTACCTTAAACCACCTGTTAATTTTAATAGGATAAATTATGGAAGAACAACAAGGCACCTTTGTTCAACATGAAGCATGTCCGGAATGTGGCAGTAAGGATAACCTAGCAAGGTATTCCACTGGTCAAGGATATTGTTTTGGTTGTGGACATTGGGAAGCACCTAAGGGTGAAGGTAAAGTTGAAATAGTAGCAAGGGAGGTAACAAATAGTATGGAATTATTTACAGGAAACAGTGGTGCCATTGTGGATAGGGGTATCAATGCGGAAGTAGTAAAGAAGTATGGTGTTACCCTACAGTATGATGAGAAGGGAGGCATAAAGAAACATTGCTATCCATACCATGACACAAACGGGGAACACGTAGGCAACAAGGTAAGAGTTTGTCAGTCCAAAGATTTTAGTTATGATGGTAACAGTAGGGATGTAGGACTGTTTGGTGAAAACATTTTCAAGGGTGGTGGTAAGTACATCACAGTCTGTGAGGGCGAGCTTGATGCAATGAGTGTTCACCAAATGTTTGGTAATAAATATGCAGCGGTCAGTCTAAGGACAGGTTCCAAAGGTGCCAAGAATGACATCAAGCGGAGCCTTGAATACCTTGAGTCCTTTGACTGGGTTGTCCTAAGTTTTGACATGGACAATGCAGGAAGGGAAGCAGTCAAGAGTGTAGTGGATTTGTTCTCACCTAATAAAGTTAAGGTGTGTAACCTACACAGGAAGGACGCTAATGAAATGTTAATGAAAGGCCAGATAGCTAACTTCACTAGACAGTGGTGGGATGCTAAGCCTTACAGACCTGATGGTATTATAGCTAGTGATGACACATGGAAAATACTAACTGAGGAACGTATGGTTGAGTCCATACCTTATCCTTGGATTGGCATTAATGAATTAACTTATGGGTTCCGTCAAGGTGAGCTAGTAACTATAACGAGTGGTGCCGGTATGGGTAAGACTCAAATGGTCAGGGAACTGGAACATTACCTACTTAAAACAACAACAGAGAACATAGGTATCCTCGCCTTAGAGGAAAGTGTAAAGAATACAACACTAGGTATCATGTCCATTGAGGCTGACAAACCTTTACACCTTAACCTTCATGAGATGGACAACAAAGAGCTTAAAGGATACTGGGATAACACTATGTCCAATGGTCGTGTCTATATGTATGACCACTTTGGTAGTACCAGTGAGGATAACCTACTTAATAAGGTAAGGTACTTAGCTAAAGGATTGGATTGTAAATGGATTATATTGGACCACTTGTCCATTGTAGTCAGTGACCAAGAGGCATTGGATGAACGTAAAGCAATAGATGGTATCATGACTAAGCTAAGACAGCTCGTACAGGAAACAGGAGTAGGCTTATTCCTTGTTTCTCATTTACGTAGGCCCATGGGTAGAGGTCATGAGGAAGGTGGCCAGATTAGCCTCTCAGAGCTTCGAGGTTCAGCTTCAATAGCTCAACTCTCGGACATGGTGATTGGATTGGAACGTAACCAACAGGCTGATGATGAGCAGGTACGTAACACAACACTGGTAAGAGTATTAAAGAATCGTTTCAGTGGACTCACTGGTCCTGCTTGTTCCTTGTTTTATGACAAGCATACTGGTAGAATGAAGGAGTCGGATGAACTAGGGGAATTTTAATGAGGAAAATAATTTTAGACATAGAAGCTAACGGTTTAAAACCGGACACTATATGGTGCATAGTCGCTAAGGAGGTAGAGTATGGAACAACTAACACATTTATTGGGGATGATATTTCTGAGTTTGGTGATTGGATATTTTATAATGGCATTACTGATATTTGTGGGCATAACATTATTGGATATGATTTACCCGTCTTGGAAAAACTTGCAGGATTCAAATGGCAAGGAGCTGTTCAAGATACCTTAGTAATGTCAAGACTTGCTCACCCACATAGAGAGGGAGGACATTCCCTTAATGCTTGGGGTAATAGAATTGGCTTTAAGAAAGGTGAGCATAGTGACTGGTCCTTTTTCTCTTGGGATATGGTTGATTATTGTAAGAGAGATGTGGAGCTAACACAGCTGGTGTATGGACACCTCATGAAAGAGCTTGAACATTTTAAAGAGGAAAGCATTACGCTTGAACATAACGTAGCTAGGATAGTAAATCGTCAGGTGGAAAATGGATGGACCATTCATGAAAGAGATGCCAACCTATTGTTAGGTGAACTCAGACAGAAACTACATGATGTGGAAACCACAGTGAGGAAGAAATTTGAACCCCTGTCTGTATGGGTACCTCTTCATTGGTTAGGTGATAGGACTCATACGAAAGACGGAAGGAAGTCAGTGAACTACATAAAACAATTAGACAAAGGTGCTTACTGGCGAGTTGACGAGGGTTTAAAAGAAGAAGAAGAATGGGGCTACTATACGTATCCCGAATTTAATCTTGGTTCCCGCCAACAGATTGGTAGATACCTTCAACACTTTGGTTGGAAACCGAAGGAGTTTACCGAGAAAGGAAATGTTATTGTTAATGAGAGTGTTCTTAGTGGGGTTGATATGCCGGAAGCTCAACAGATAGCTGAATACCTTATGCTACAGAAACGTGTGGCACAGGTGCAAAGTTGGGTAGATGCTATTGAGATTGATGGTAGAGTGAGAGGTTATGTCAACCCTATTGGGGCTGTTACTGGTCGAATGACACATAGTAAACCTAACATGGCACAGGTACCTGCTTCCTATTCCCCTTATGGTAAGGAGTGTAGGAAATTATGGACCGTACCTAAGGGCTATAAGCTGGTAGGTTGTGATGCTAGTAGTCTTGAATTGAGAATGCTCGCCCACTATATGAATGACTATGACTACACTGAGGAAGTTATTAGTGGTGACATACATTCCGCCAATCAAAAGTCAGCCGGTCTAGCTACACGCGACCAAGCTAAGACTTTCATCTACGCTTTCCTTTATGGAGCTGGGGATGAGAAGGTAGGTACCATTGTAGGTGGTGGTAGGAAGATAGGTAGGACTGTCAAGAAACAATTTCTTGATAATACACCTGCACTTAAATCTCTTAGGGAACGAGTGACAACAGCTTCCAAAAGAGGATACTTGATTGGTCTGGATGGTAGAAGGATATGGGTTAGAAGTGAGCACTCCGCTCTCAATACCCTACTTCAAGGAGCTGGGGCAATTATTATGAAGAAAGCTTTAGTATTGCTGGATGAGTATGCTATACTAAAGGGGATAGATTATAAAATTATAGGGAATATACACGATGAAATACAATCTGAAGTACATGAAAAGGATGCTAAAGTTTTCGGTGAAATTGCTGTCATGGCGATTAAGAAAGCTGGCGAAGAGTTTAATTTAAACTGTCCACTGGATGGTCAATACAAGGTAGGTGAAACGTGGGAACAGACACACTAGACGACATAAGCCCAAGCCATTACAAACAGGGCGAGATTGAGGTCATAGATTTTATACTGGACCAAAAGATGGATTACCTAACTGCTAATGTACAAAAATACATTGCACGCTGGAGGTTCAAGGATGGGATAAATGACCTAAGGAAAGCTCGTTGGTTTTTAGATAAACTGATAGAGCAGGAAGTAAAAAATAGTAAGAAACATAATAAGCTAAGGAGGATTAGCAATGGATAATTTAGTTCAAGATATATACCACATGGCGGAAACTAAGAGTCATCCTGCAAGAGTGCCCGCTGAACAAATCTTTAAGGACTTTGGTTCCAACATGGAAACCATATTGAGAGAGTGGCTTTACCCTAAAGATTACAGTGGTGGTACCCTAAGGATGTCCAACATAGGACAACCCGATAGGAAACTATGGTATAGACATAGAAGAAGTGAATACAAAGGTGAAAAACTTAGAGCCAATACTCTAATTAAGTTTCTTTATGGACACTTGATTGAGGAAATGGTGTTAGCTTTAGTCAAACTATCAGGACATGATGTTACTGATGAGCAGAAAAGAGTGGAGCTTGAAGGTATTAAAGGTTCCATGGACTGTAAGATTGATGGTGTACTAACTGATGTTAAATCAACTTCAACTTATGGCTTTAAGAAGTTCAAGGAAAACCGCTTGGAATATGATGACCCCTTTGGGTACATAGACCAGCTCAGTGGCTATGGTCAGGCGGAAGACGCTGATGAAGCTATGTTCCTAGCCATGGATAAACAGAATGGCCACTTAACAACAACAAAGATAGACCTAATAAACAAGGATGTTGTTAAGAGAATTAAACACGCTAAGGAAATGATAGAAAACGATACTATTCCTGAGCCATGTTATGAGTTAGTTGCTGATGGTAAATCAGGTAACATGAAATTACCTGTAGGATGTTCTTACTGTGAGTTTAAGAAACACTGCTACCCTAACATGAGAACCTTTCTCTATTCAAATGGTCCAAGGTTCCTAGCAGTAGTTAATAAACAACCTAATGTCATGGAGGTAAGATGAGCCAGCAATGGAACTATAGACTATTAGAAGGACAGGACGGTTACGTTTCAATTCGGGAAGTGTTCTATGACTCCAATGATAATATAGAAAGTGTTGGAGCAGAGCCAGTAATGGTCATTGCTAATGATGAAGAGGAATTACTAACCAATCTTGCTTTAATGATGGATAGTATGAAGGAACCAGCAATAAAGGAAGGGGACTTCACATCGGATAGTGAGGACCTAGACTTTATTTTTATACCCGATGAAAATGAAAGCCAAAAGTACCATTAAATATAGGAACAATTTTGAATCAGCTGTAGGTGATGAGTTAACAGGGTGGCAGTATGAACCATGTAAGTATCCCTACATAATCAAAGCAAACTATATTCCTGATTTTGTTAAGGATGATTTACTGGTTGAATGTAAAGGCTTCTTTAGGAATGGTGATACCAGAAAATATATTTCCATTAGGGATTCCTACCCAGCCTACGAACTGGTGTTCATCCTTACCAACCCTAAGAAAAAAGTTAGGAAGGGTGGCAAAATAACTATGGGTGAATGGTGTGACAAGGAAGGCTTCAGATGGTTTACAATGGATACATTAGAGGAGTTAAAAATGTTATGACACTACTATTCAATGAACTAAAAGAAAAGATAGCTGGCATGTTTGACGTATGCTTGCTCTGTGAAGTGTTGGAAATTGAACCTGAAGAGTTGTTATTAAAATTTGAAGACAAGTTGATGGACAACATTCATAAATTTGATGGGATAGAAGATGAAGACTAAATCACATCCTATCATAAACAAACTAAAGTATGCTTTGAGGCATGATAGGCTATGGCATACCAAGACTATTACTAACAAGAAGAAAGAGAACAAGAAACGAGGAGGACATATTGAACACACTACCGAATGATTACCAAAACTTTATTGCCCTTAGTAGATATGCTAGGTGGCTACCTGAAAAGAACAGAAGGGAAACATGGAAGGAAACTGTTGCCCGTTACTTTGACTTCATGGAGGAACACCTCAAGGAAAATACAGAGGGTGAACTCACTGCTAAGACTAGGAGGAAACTGGAAACAGCAGTATTGAATCTTGAGATTATGCCCAGCATGAGAGCCTTAATGACAGCAGGTAAGGCACTAAAGGAAAATCATATAGCAGGATATAACTGTGCCTACCTCAGCGTGGACCACCCGAAGGCATTCGATGAGTGTTTATATATCCTCATGCATGGCACTGGCGTAGGATTCAGTGTTGAACGACAACATATTAATAAACTACCTGAGATACCTGAGCAAGTGGTGGATGTAGATGACACTATTGTAGTACAGGATAGCAAGGAAGGATGGCAAGGGGCATTTAAAAAACTTATCAGCTATCTATTTGATGGTGAAGTACCACACTGGGATGTATCCAAGGTTAGACCTAAGGGTTCCAGACTCAATACATTTGGTGGTAGAGCTAGTGGTCCTGAGCCACTGGTGGATTTGTTTCACTTCGCTTGTACTATCTTTCGTAATGCAGCGGGTAGGAAACTCAACTCTTATGAGTGTCATAGACTGATGTGTAAGGTAGCGGAAGTAGTTGTAGTGGGCGGTGTTAGACGAAGTGCCCTCATCTCTCTATCTAACTTAACTGATGAACGTATGCGTGGTGCCAAGACTGGCCAGTGGTGGATAGATACACCGGAAATGGCACTGAGTAATAACTCTGTCTGTTATACAGAGAAGCCGGACATGGGTATCTTTATGAAGGAATGGACTTCCCTTTATGATTCTAAATCAGGTGAGCGCGGTATATTTAATAGGGAAGCAGCAATCAAACAGGTTGCTAAGACAAAGAGAAGGGACCCTGACCATGAGTTTGGATGTAACCCTTGCTCGGAAATTATTCTTAGGGATGGACAGTTCTGTAATCTAACGGAAGTTGTCATTAGAAATGATGACTCAATAGAATCATTAAGAAGGAAGGTGGAACTAGCTACAATACTAGGTACCTTTCAGGCTTCATTAACAAACATAAAAAGACTTAGGAAAAAATGGACCATTAATACAGAGGAGGAGGCACTCTTAGGTGTAAGCCTTACTGGTATCATGGACAATTCATTTATGAATGGTACCAGTAGAAAGGAAAGGGGATGGCATACTAAGGATACCCTACCTGAGTTCCTTATCTCGTTAAAAGAACTAGCTATAAAGACTAACAAAAAATGGGCAAAGAGATTAGGAATTAATCAGTCCACATCCATTACAGCTATTAAACCTAGTGGTACTGTCAGTCAATTAGTGGACTCGGCATCAGGCATTCATCCTAGACATAACAATTATTATCTACGAAGAGTCAGAGCGGATGTGAAGGACCCTATATCACAGCTCATGAAGGATGAAGGTGTGCCCTGTGAACCTGATGTTATGAAACCTGACAGTGTTAATGTGTTTACCTTCCCTATGAAGGCACCTGAAAATGCTGTGCTTAGAGATGATAGGACAGCAATAGAACAGCTTGAACTATGGCTCACATATCAGAGGTATTATTGTGAGCATAAACCCAGTGTAACTATCAGTGTTAAGGAACATGAATGGATGGATGTTGGGGCATGGGTATATGAACATTTTGAGGAAGTGAGTGGTGTCAGCTTCCTACCCTACTCAGACCACACTTATCAACAGGCACCCTATGAGGACTGTACAGAGGGAGTTTATCTCGAAGCAGTAGGGGGCATGCCTGAAGCAGTTAACTGGTCCAGAATCGAAGAATACGAGCTTACAGACACTACTAAGGGTATGAAGACCATGGCCTGTAATGGAAGTGTATGTGAACTAGTAGATTTAATTGAAGAGGAAAGAGAGGTGGAATGAAAAGGCTTTTAATGGTATAATAGGGGTATGAGAATGAAAATAATATTGTTTATAATTTTAGTTATGTTGTTAGTTGGTTGTAGTGAATTTGAAACTATGATGGAAGAGAAACGGATGCAACAATTAACTTGCTCTCCATCGTATGAAACTTTATGTGCGGGTTGGCATATTTGAGTTATCAGATATATACCAATAAAGAATGTGAGTTCTTCCCCTGTCATAAGGGTATAGAAGACAAGGAGTTCAACTGTATGTTCTGTTACTGTCCGTTGTACTTCATCGAGTGTCCTGTGAATCCACCACTATTAAGTAATGGACTGAAGGATTGTATGGAATGTACTGTCACACACAGAGGTAAGAGAGCGTGGACAGTAGTAAGAAAATATTTAGATAAACACTGGGAGGAATGTAGTGAAACTACTTAAATTTATTTTGTATTCGATTTATTTTTTATTAGCAGTTACCTGTACTGGTTCTTTAGTCTATGTAGTTATGTGGCTAGAAGCACTGAGGAAAGGGTGGTTAGTATGACGCAACAAGAGGAAATTGATTTTACTAAAGACTCTGAATATATAAGACTGTTCAGTGATGATGATGACTCTGAAGAGTTTATGAAAGAAGTATATAAGAAAGAACTAGGTTCTAATTTTGAAAAGGTAGAAGGTGGAGTGGGAGTCGGTACTTATGAAAGTAAACCTGATGAGTAAACTATGGAAACAAAAGGTGCAGTTACCTGTTCTACTGACGAGTAGACAAAACACTGAAATGTTAAACGCGTTTAATAATAATAGAAGGAGTAAAAAAGATATGAATGAAATAAAAGACTTGGTGGATACAGTCCTGAAGAATAGGTCGCTTACGGTATTCCTAGCGATTGTAGTGGTGGCTTTGTTCTTTGGTTGGATTGGTGGCTAATAAACAACAGACATCATTTAAAAACACTTGGGGTCTCGTCCGTATGGATGGGACTTCCAAGTTACAATGGAGACTAAAACAAAAGCAAAAAGATGATACCGGTATCAAGATTAACCCGAGGTTATGGAGGTCAGATTGGCAGAAATGAGCTATTTTACCCCTACCCTACCCCTTGCTCACCTAGAGAAGTCCTCTAGAATCGAAGATATGGAGCTCGATATTTTAATAATTAAGGAAATTACTTATGAATGAGAAGAAAATCATTAAAGCACTGAACAGTTTGGATTATGATTTTGAACCTATGGACGACAAGTTTTCTAGATATGATGCCTTCGATAAAGAGCGTGGGATTATGCTAGAGATTAAATGTAGGAATAAACATTACGCTGATACTATGTTAGAGAAGATGAAGTATGAATGGAATAAGGAGTTCGCTAAAGAACACAACCTAGACTTTCTCTATGCAGTATCTATGCCTACATCTAAGGCTAATAATTATATAGTCTATCTCTTCGACCCTATTACTATGGAAGAATATGAAGAGTATGATTTTAAATGGCACACAAAAAAACTCCCTGCGAACACTGAGTTCAAAGGGAGTCAATGGATTGATAAGGAAGTAGGGTATCTACATATAGATGATGCTATCTTATCCTTTACTGAGAGGACGACCCACTAAATAAACCCGCACTGCCTACACCTAGACCTTGATATTGTCTTCCAATCTCGTGTACTAGGTCAGGTCGTGTAGCCTTAGCAGTTGTAATAGTATCTAATGATTCTTTCCAAGCCTTATTATCTAATTCCTTCATCATTGCTAATCTATTCTTCTCATAAAGAGTAGTTTTAGAACTACTACCTGAAGTTGTTTTAGGTTTAAAATTCTTTATCTTGCCCGTTACTGGAGTAGTCATCATAATGACCCTGTTAGGAAGACTACTCTCTATTGCCTTACCTATTCCCAATCCTATATTCTCTAGGAAGTTATGTTCATCACTGACTGAAGCAACGAAGCGACCACTAGGTTTAATACCAAAAGCAATATTGACACCGCCTTCTGTTATAGATGTGCCTGTCATTGAGAAATTACTCCACACTTGTCCTGTTTTCTTATCCGGTATGAATGTCTTACCTGTAAGTTTATTAAGGAACTCTGCTAGTTCATCTAAATTCATCTTCTTAATTTCTGCTGAGTTCTCTGCAAACGCACCTCTCATCTTTGCAATATCAGTGGAGTATCTTTTCATATCATCAATATGATTTCCTCCTTTAGTGCTACCTACTCTTTTCATAAATACCATAGTGCTTGGGTCATCAGCAGAAGCGATACCCTTTCTATTGAGCCACGCTCCACCCATAATACTCTCTAGCATATTGGCTTCATCTTTATTAATTCCAGCACCACCCCTCACCTTACCTGCAGATGCTTTATGATAAGTACCTACTTTAAATGGCGTGTACCCTTGAAATCCTACTCTATCTATAAAGTTTCTTAACAGTGTCTTACTACCTACTGTCCCTGATTGTTCAGCTATATGGGCATTATATAAAGCCCTATGAATCAACTCTATGTCTTTGTTTGCTTTGGGTGATAGATAAGCACTTTCCATCAGACCTTTGTTTATATTGTGACTTCTATATAAAGCTCTAGCCTCTGGACTTAATGAGTTCCTAATTATATTCTTTATACCTGCAAGTCCTGTCTTGGCAAAACCAGTTTTTCTTTTTAAAGCACCATAACCCTGAGCAGGAGTTACACCTTTTATTGTAACATCAGATAAAAGACCCTCATCTAAAGACTTCATAACTTCTTTAGTCCTTACAGTTGGTCCATATCTTCCTTGTATATAGTTAGGGAATGAGGATACGAAAGAACCCTTCATAGCACTCTCGTCTATGTTAGCTCCCATCTGTTTAGCCTTACTGACAGCCTTAGTTCCTTTAGTTAAGAGACCAAAAGGAAGAAGATTGAGTGGGTCTACTAATATGTTAGCTATAGTAGAGGCAACATAAGAACCCTTCTCACCAAAGCCTTCTCTCTCAGACCAACCTTTCTTCTGTAGGTCTGCATCCCAAAGCTGTTCAAAGTCATAGTTCTCTTTCTGACCCCAACCACGCTTGAAACCTTCTATTCCACCTACAGCTAAACCTTGCAGAGCGTTAGACGGTCTGTCTATATTCTTAAATGCTTCTGACCAGAAACCCATTACCCGAAAAGCTTCCTGAGAACTTCAGTGAACAATCCTTGTCCTACTCCCTCCCAATCGTCACCTTCTGTGTGCGTGAATAAACCTTTTCTATTGGCTTGTTCAGGTGAGAAGTAAGCTCCTGCAATATTAGCACCTATATCATCCCAAGAGAATCCAGTGTTAGAGCCTGTAATCCCTAGCCAATCCCCCGCTTCTTTTCCTAGAGGGAGGAACATACGCTGAATAGCATTCATCTCATTAACTTTAGCGTAGTGCTTTAGCAAATCTTTGTCTGCTTTAGGATATGCCTTAACTAATTCTTTATATAAGTCCATCTACTTAGCCTTCTTTAATGCTTGTTTAGCTTCTAAAGATATCTTCTTCAGCTCTGCTTTTAATCTTGCAATCTCTTTGTCGTATGACTCACCACCAATACGAGCACCTGCTTTATCTCTAACCATTTTCTTTATCTTGTTTGTTAGAGAAGTAATTTTATTCTGATACTTGTAGTGGACACGAGTAGCCATCTTCTTCTCATCATAAGATTTTATCTTGATTCCGATAGTCTGTGCTAAGGCTTC